TTTTGTCACGCCATATGTCTCGTGCTACTACCATGTCTACAGAGATAACCCCTGAATTATCATCAGCTTCCCAAGCACTACGAAATGTACGTTCTGCTGGCACTTCATAGTCTGCGGCGTCATAAGAAGTTGCGCCGATTTTTATAAGTATTTGTGTCATGCTGCTAACCTCCAAGCATTACGAAACTGTCTGTCAGACGGTACATCTTCTGTACGCACAATCTTAAACATTGGCCTGTTATACTCCACCGACCAAATGTGACGGGGTATGTCTTTCATAATTAGATACTCAACAGCTTCCTCTTCAGTGAGAGGGCCAATTCGGGGTGCGGTCCACTGTTCTGCACGTTTTTCTGGGTCATGCTTAAAGGTGTCGTGACGACCCTCTGCAATGGCCTGTTGCTCATCGTCCTGCAAAGTCCAGTAAACTGAGATAGGTGGCAGTAGTCCAGCCTTAGCCTCTTCAAGCCATTTGTCACTAGGGACAAGTACCCTTGCGGGTTGCTCTGGCTGCTCTGGGTCTTCGAATATTACCCTATATCTGCTCATTGTGTTATAACTACCTGCCCTCTAGTTGCGGCTTGGTCACTTCTTTGGCCCATAGAATTTGTCCCACCCGTATTCCCAAAAGAAGCTCGCATTTGAGAAGTGCTGGCGCTGGTTACAGAAGCAGACCCTTGAGGGTGGTTTGTCATAGGGGAAGTCCCAAAAGTAGTGGTGTAGTTAGCATCAGATTGGCTAGGGGAAAAGTTAACCCCGAAATCACCTGTACCGTAATCACTAATGCTAGACACGCCACCACTGTCCCTAATAGACGTTCCGCTGTACCCATTAAAGTTTACAAAAGCATTTGTAGTACCAGCCCCTGCCCCTGCTGACATATACGCTTTGACAGTCTGCACGGTAGTCATCCGCATTGTCCCGTCATCGTTGATTAACATACCATCTCCGTCAGCCAGAGCTTCTGTACCTATAGCAGTCCCACCAGCTATATTGTTTAACTCTGTAGTGGTGACAGTTGCACCAGTTAACTTATTTAACTCTGCTGTGCTAATAGTTGCACCAGTTAACTTATTTAACTCTGCTGTGCTAATAGTTGCACCAGTTAACTTATTTAATTCTGTAGCTGTTGAAGTCACACTAACATCAAGGGTTAGTACAGTCACCCAACCATCATTAGCCTCATTCCTGATCTTAAGAGTGTTAGTATCTGTCTCATACCACCACTGATTAGCATAGGTAGTGGTAGGTTCTGCATCACCAGAAGAATTAGAAACAACGGCCAAGATAGCATTGTTTATATCTGTTCTAGTAGCAGGAAAAGTCTGGTTAGCAATATTAAAGTCGTGTTGGCTCATGTTCTGTGTCCTACTCTGGCTTTACAGGCCATGTTATTGTGTTAGGGAACCCTGATTGTTGTGGCACATTTAACAGGTCTGTTCTGTATTGTGACCACTCTGTTTGCTTATCAGATGTAAGTTCTGCCCAACGTAAGGGGTTAGAAACCAAGGGGTCAACCTCGGTAAGCAACTTGTAGTCACGATCAGAACGAACCTGCTCTGCTGTTTCTGCGTCTAACTCTTCCTGAGTGGGTGCAACGTAAGCTGTGAAATCTGTACCTATCAAAGACATTAACTCGCTGTTGTTTACAGTGTTGTCAGTGTCGGAGGGGTCTAAGGTGTAGGGTATCCACCCGTAATCAGGGTGATTGATTTCTACATCAAAGCGAGTGTTATCAGAGTTAAGTGATTGAGCATTACGCACTTGTGTAATTGTAATGGGCATCATGAAATCCTCACAAATGAAGTTGCTCTTTGGTTGAATCCAGTAAACGCAGAACCAACGTGCCCCATTGCTCTCCAAGTTCCAGAAGGTGATCCACTTGGGGCGATGATTATATTATTACCCCCAGACCTAGATACACCAGCATATGTCAGAGAACTGCCAGAGTATGACGACCCCACAGATATTGTGCTACCTGATGCTGTTGATGTTCTTGCCAGAAAAGCATAAGTACCAACGTCTCCGAGGGTTGTACTACCCCCCGCAGGATCATCATATGATATATCCGTACCGTCTGAGGTTAAAACTTGACCTGCTGTTCCGGGAGCTAGTGCTGCTGTAGTACCGCTTGCATTACTATATATAATCTGACCTCTAGTCAGTGTCGGGGGGGGGCCAGCAGCCCATGATATGTCAGTGCCATCAGATGTAAGGACAGTGCCAGCTCCACCCTTGACAAGTTCTGAGGTTACACCAGAGTTATTGCCGTATATAATAGAGCCTCTAGTTAAACTGTCTAAAAGGTTAATGTCTGCCCCAGATGCAGTAATAGCTGTTGCCCCAAGAGTTAGCCCTTGTGTAGTGATAGACAACACATTATTATTAGACTGATCTAATACGCAAATACTGACCCAAGCATTGTTAGCCTCATTACGAAGCTTTAAGGTATTAGTGTCTGTCTCATACCACCATTGGTTAGCATAGGTAGTGGTAGGTTCTGCATCACCAGAGGAATTAGAAGCTAAAGCTACGAAAGCACTGTTAAGGTCTGCCCTAGTAGCAGGAAATAGTTGATTAGCAATATTAAAGTCATGCTGAGACATTACGTTAGTTCCTTTCCGTAGCCCTTAGCTACATAGTCTAAGGTTACAGCGTTTGTACTAGCTGACGAACCAGTAAAGATGTTCATAGTAAAACCAGTTCGGCTTTTGTTTGTGATTGTGTATCTGTCACCATCTGTCATATCAGCTAAGGATATGCCTATAGCTGGCACATTAGCAAAAGCGTTTGTAAAGGTTACGTTAGTGGTTCCTGTAAAGGTTATGTCAGAACCCGATTCTACCCTATCAGGCATGTCCACTTCAACAGACAGTTCACTTATCTGAGGGGAAGAAGTTTCGGTTGTTGAACCTAGTATTGCCCTAAACTCAAAAGCTCTTGCAGTTATATCACTTACGGAAAATGACTGCCAATCGGTCCAAGTAGGTGTTCCAGAGGGATCATCGTCAGTGTGCCTCAACTCTAAGGTAACAGATGTATCATCTGCATCAGACCCTACAGTGTCAAATTCCCCTGCCGTAGAGTCAAAAAGTGTAGACTGTAGATCGAAGGTATCAGCATTGTTAAACCTAGTGGAATCAAAACTATAACCTAACCTGCAAGTAGCTTTAAAACCAATGTCAAGGTTGTTAGCAAAGTAGTATATTCCAGAACTTTCAAAGGTAGTTACAGTGTCGAAATTATTGGGCCTATCGTCAAAGTCCCCCGTTGCAGAATCAAAAAGCTCACTTATAAGTAGCAACTTATTGTCAGCCTTTACTACGTTTGACTTAACTCCGCTAAAAGAAGGATGTTCTGTAAGCGTGGCTACAACATTTAGCTCTTCCATACCAACGCTGGTGATAACAAACTTGGCAGCATTAACTGAGCTATTAGAACCACTAGCGGTATCGTCTACAGCTTTTATAAAGTAAGTTCCTGGACCTGCATCTGACAGAGATAAAGTACTACTATTTGAAGGTACTTCAGCTAATAGAACAGAAGAGTTATATAAAGCACCAGAAATAGCCTTAGAGTATCTAATGATGTAGTGAGCTAAGTCTAAGTCAGGTACTGGTGTCCAGCTTAGAAATAAGTTGCCCCCAACAAGGTTGCCAGAGAAGTTAGTTACATCAGCAGGAGGTGCGCCTAAAGGCTCTACAAACTGATTAGCCAGAGTGTTGTATGGACCGTGAACACCTAAAGAGTTAGTAGCTCTCGCCCTTACATCATAAAACCCATCTTCTATACCTACGACCTCTACACGGTCTGTACCTACAAAAGCCCCGATTGTACCTAAAGATGTGTAGTTTGTATCTCCTACTTTTCTGTATTGAACCTCTGCTGTGTCCATAATGTTAGTAGTGTTTGTAACATCTATGGTCATAACCCCCAGTACTTTACCCTTGATTCTCCTCAGTTCTGACCCCAAGGTTAGCCCAAGGGTAGGAACAGTAAAGGGAGACAACAGAGTTGTATTATCTCTTTCGTAGACTATACCATCGTTGACTTCATCAAAGACACTGTCAGATATTTCCTTTAGGGTCATTTCTACTTGTAGATCGTACTCATTCTGTAACCCAAATGTCCAAGAGACAACCTCAAACTCTTTGTTAGTCCAACCAAGTCTGGTGTTAGTGATCCTTACATTGTCACCTGTCTGCACTTGAAAAGCCCTAAGACCAAAGGACGCTTGAAACTGTAGCTGTTGTCTATTACGCTCAAGCATAATTCTAGCTATACGCCGAGATTCTATTGAGTTGTCCGTAAATGGTAAGTCCATATCTAAAGTAGACTCTAGGCCACCATCAGCAGTAACAAAGGCAGCGTTAGTTACAGGTGGGAAGTCTGTTACTTGCCAATTACTTTCGTCACCCCTAAACGTACCATTAACTGTGTTGAAGTTGTCTCTACGAGAGTGTCTAGTTGCTAGGCTTATTCCTGACCTAAGATCGTCTTCATTAAGGTCTAATACAGGGGCAGTCCACTTAGCAGCCTTTACGTTCCATGCACCTTGAGTGTACCACAGAGTAGCCCCCATAGACGTTATAAGCCCTTCTAAGAGGTCTTGTGGTGTAGTTCCTGTGGTAAAGGCACCATTAGCTGTATATCGTGTTGTACCAGCGTCTGTGCTAGTCTCATCGCATATGTTAGCGGCAGTGGTAAAGGCGGTATCGTTTATGTTAGCGACAGCTTCACCTAATCCGTATCCTGTAGCTGTCAGATAGTCTCTTACACATAGAGCAGGGTTATCAGACCAAGCGGTAGTAGAGGTTCTAGGATCATATACCTTCTTACCTTTAATGACAGCACTAATCTCAGGTACGCCATTAGGGAAGGCATCTGTGTCATAGGTCAACTTAACATACAGGTAAGCAATACCACGAAGTCTATGGTTCCCTGTCCAACCAGATACAGCACTAACTAGGCTACTATCGGCAGCTTGGGTAGATGTACCTAAGTGTTCCTTGATTGTGACTAGGCCACTATAACGACTAGGAGAGGTAACATTACCACTACTGTTTATAGTTGCCACTTCATCGTTAATGTATATCTCTTCAAAGGACTCTATCTCATGTCCAGCAAAAGCTAAAACCCTGTGTAGTTGTACGTTATCTGTACCTGTAGTACCATCAAATACTCTAACACCAGCGGTCTTCATCTTACCGTAAATGACTTGGTGGTCTAAGGCTGAACCTGTCTGTGTTACATTATAACCTCTATTAGACTTACCACCAAAGTTACTTATGTCTTTAGGCTTAGGTGCCAAGGCACTCATGGCTATGCCTAAACCAGCGTGTACTAGGAATGTAGGTAAGAACGCAATCGCCCCTCCACCAGTAGCTACCATAATAGTAGCAGTAATAGCTGCAACAACAATAGCCTTGAAGATGCCTTTAAAACTAAGACCCATTCGTATTCTTCCTAACTAGCAGTTCTGCCCCAAACAATTTCTTTATCTTGTAGGTCTTCGATAAAGTCTAATCCAAGGTCTCCGGGATATACTGACTTCTGGTAAGCAGAAGTATACCTAGCAAGCCTTGGCCTCTCTAGGTCTATTAGTTTGTTCTCTACAGTTAGTTCTATAGTAGCTGTTTCAGGGGATTCCTGTATGTTCATCTGATCCATATAGCCAGAGAACACTTGGGTTAGGGCTGTAGTGTCTGAGGTAATACCAAAATATATGTTACACACTCTGCCTTGATATGGCTGTGTAATGGCTAGTGCAACTACCTCAGAGGTCATACCACTAAGGGTAATAGTTGCACCTCTAACAGATAAATCAGATGCCTCTTGTACCTCAGATATGTTTAGTAAGTTACCTGAACCTGTCCAAGTATGCCCTCCGTAGGAAAGGTCTCCAACCCCTGTCCACAACCTAATCTCGTCAGGACTGTCAAACAAGAGTTCTACAGCAAAGAAGGGGGAGATTACATCATCGTCTAGGGCATTAAGTACTACCGAGGGAATAGTCCTAGTCATTATATTATCACCTCTACAGCCTCAAAGGAAATACCATAAGAGTTGCTGTTACCTATCTGCCAATCTTGTACATTACTTGTTAACCTAAAGACACCCTTAGCGTTGTCTACAGTTACAGCAGCACCAGAGTAAGTATCTTTGAGGTTAGGCCATATATCCACCGATCCCGTAGCTGATACATCTGCTAGGACTTTATGTAGCTTAGATGTACTAGCTGTTCCCAGTTGTATGTAGTCACCAGCTTTAAGGGTTGTCCCATCTGAGATAGTAATAGTTACAGAGGAATCACCAGCAGTACCCGTAGCTGTAAGTGAACTGTTAGTAGCTGTACCTCTAGGCTCTGTGCAGTTAGGATCTCCTAATAGGAAGGTATGCACTGGTCCCTGTAACGACAACAAGAAAGCTACCCAAGGCTCACCTAAGTCTCTCCTGACAGGTGGTATAGTTACAGAGGCTTTCCATGCTTGACCTGTGTGTTGTACTATCTGTTGTTTATAAGTGAAAGGAGACTCAGAGGTGGCAACAGCGTTCATAGCACTAAGAGTTATTTGTGCAAAGCCTATATCAGTTGGTGCAGTCTTTAGTGCCATGAGGTTTCCTTACCCAAATGCCTGTTTCATCTGACCACCCCTACGACGATCATCTAGTATTTGCTTCTTAGTCATGTTAGCGATAGCTGGTGCTTGTTGTGCTATGATCTTCTTAACACTCTCGTCACCATTAGCAGTAAAGTTAAAGTTCTGATGGATGATAACGTCACCAGAGCCACCGTCTGCCTGTACCCCTAGCTTACCATTCTTACCACGCTTGAGTGGCATAATAGCTTCTGGGCCAGCTTCTCCCATTAGCCCTGTACGACCACCAGCCATAGGGAAGGTAGTTGGAGAGCCTACGACACCACCATCAGCATAGGGTACTACTTGTCCATTGTTTAAGACGCCACCCCTTGCCAACAGATAAGAATCCCCTGCGCCCGGAGATATAACATTTGCGATCATACCAGTAAGTTGTTTGATAACAAAGATACGGTACAGTTCCTTGATAATTTCACTAGCCATGTCTTTAAAGGCATCTTTAACTGACTTAGTGCCGTCAACTATAGAGGTCAAAGCACTGCCAAAAGATTCCGCTATTGATAAGGCAACCTCATCGTTGCGATCTTTAATCCTTTGCAAAGTTTCTAACTGGTTTCTATTAGCGGCATCTTCTTTAGCAGCGGCTTCAATCTTAGCCATGTGCTTTTTAGACTCTGCTGTCCCAACCTTTTGTATTAGTTGAAACTTAGACTCTTGGAAGTATAACTCCTCTCTGGATAGCCCAAGCGATGCTACTTGTTCGCGGTGCTGTATTTGCATCTTATCTATTTCTTCATCCAGTTTTTCAAGAGATGTCTTGGCACCCTTTTTATTAGCATCTCTTAGGTCAGCCTCTAGCTTACCTTTTTCTACAAGAAGGGGATTGAGTGTGTTAATATCCTCAACTGTTGCATTGTATTCACTTTCCGCCGCAACCCTTATTGAAGAACCAGACCCAGCCTCAAGTGCATCCGCAGCAGCCGCCGCTTCGTAGGCTTTACTTCTTAACTGTTCTGCGGTAAATAAATCTCCAGCAGTTTTACCCACTGTTTTATAGTCACCACCTAGTTTTAAAGTGGCTATCTCCGCTTTCACTATTGCGATCTTCTTTTTTACACCAGTGCCAAAGTTGCCCAGAGAGTTGAGGGCCGTATCAGCAGACCTTATTGCACTGGCTAATGCTGTGGCCTCTTGTTTAGCACCTTTTATTCCTTGTTTTAGCCTTTCTGCCTCTTTTGCCGCTTCTTCTGCTAGTTCTATTGTAGCTTCATTAACACCTTTGCTTTCTAGTTGTAGCCTTATAATTTCTCCAGCAGCTACAACAGCAGCCCTATCAGCCTCTTCTGAACCCGTCTTAAATATATTCTCTTGCTCTAAAGCCCTGTTCCTTGCGTTCTGTATGTTTAAAGCAAGTGTAGCCTGTTTTCTGGCGGCTTCAGCACTTTCAGCGGATGACTTAGCAGCGGCAGCATTTTTCTTCTCTGTGGCAAGTCTATTTCTTTCTATCTCTGAAAGTCTAAACTGTTCCTTGCCTTGTTGTACATAAGCGTCTAAAAGTGCCTCTGCACTCCTATACTCCTCGGAGTCAAATACAACACCAGCCTCTTTTAACTTCAGCAGTTCTCTTTGTTTAAAGGCTAGTAGGTTTTGCTCAACCTTTCCCGCCTTAGTTATACCAAGGGCTTTAGTCTCAGCGACAAGAAGTTTGTTTTGTAAGGTAAGCATAGCTTTGGCTATATCAGTTTCACCCTCTCCTGTATTAGCAGCGTCCTCCTTAGCAGCTTTAAACTTAGCTACAGCCAACACTTGCTTTTCAAGGACTTGAAGCAGTTCTATCCCCGCTTTTGTCAACCCATTGTCTTCTGAAAAGGGATCATCTGGCATAGCAGCTATAAATAATTCTGTCATGGCCTGTGCAGCACCTGACGCATCACCACTCTTTGCAAAGTTTTGTGCGCCTTGTAACATACCCTCAAAGACACTTTTCTCAAGGTTAAAACCTAATTGGTCGAAGTTCTTATTCTCTGAAAACTCTTGGCTAGTTTGATTTCCAGCATCTGTAAATATTATCGACCCCGCGCTCAGTAACCTATCAAGAGGTTGTTCAAACATTCTTCCCTTAATGCCCTCGGAAGCGATAGACATTTGAGCCAAGCCTTGACCTAAGTTCTTAAACATAAGGGCTTCTGACAGCTTTAAAGACTCAGTAGTTAAGTCTTTTACAGTGTCAGATAGAGACCCAAAAGTTTGTTCTATGTCACTGTCTCTTAGTAACTCAAACCCATCTGCAATCCTGTTAGAGTAGTCTTCAAGTTCTTCTAGGGCTTCCCCTAGTGACTTAGCCTCACCAGAAGCGTCACTAAAGGTTTTAATTAGCATAGTTGACACAGAAAGGCCAATACCTATAACAGCACCAGCCACTCCGGGAAGCAAGCCAGCAAGCTGAGTACCCTGTTGACCAAATGCTACTAGGGCATCAGTACCCGACTGTACCTGTACAAAGAAGTCACCAACTTGATAGCCTACGTTCTGTGCAACCATACCAAACTTGTTAGTCTGATTCTTAGCTTGTTGTAGGTGGGTCGCTTGTTTATCAATAGCAGTACTACCACTAGCTATTGTCTTATTTAGTTCGTCTACCTTATCATTAAGCTGTTGTGTACCCTTTATATACTTTTGCCTAGAAAGATTACCTTTGTTCCAAGCGCCATCTAATAGGTCTTGTTGCTTGCGTAACCTTTCTATTTCTTTCTCTAACTTCTTTACGTTAGCAAGAGTTTTTACAATGTCAGCGTCTTCAGTATCAAACGTAATCCTAATTATATCGTCAGCCATTGTGTACCCTCATATAAACTCCGTCAAGCCTCTTAACCGCTTCTACTTCCCAAGCTGTCATAGGCGTGTCAGTTAGTTCTTTCCATGCTTTTATTTGTTCGTATGTTATCGGGTTAGGGCCACTAAAGCCACCAGTTCTTGAGTTGCTTAACGCAATAAAGGCAGACCAGATATGAGCCACAAGAGTTGGGAAGTCGGGTCCATCCAATTCTTTTAGTTCTAATCCTGTCTGCCTTTGTACTTGTTCCAAGTGTTCTCTCTCGGTGGTTCCAGATTCATCACGCTGATTAAGTTTGAAGTTAAATTCAGCAAACTCAACTAGGTCATTAATCAGCCCTTGGTAAAATCCAGCGAGTCAGCTACAGCCTCCTCAATCTGATCTTTAATCCAAAACACTTGTTCGTAAATCTCTTTGGCTGTGTCAACAGAGTACTTAGGCTTCTTACCATCATATGTGATATTCCAAGACTTAGTTGCCTTAGATAACACTTCTAGGCTGGCCTCTTCAATACTCTCAGCCGTAATATCGACCTTCTTCTTTCCTTGGGCTTGCTTAAGCCGTTTGTTAGTTTGATGATGCAGGATACCCTTGTACTCTTTAGAGTAGGGTGCATACATAGTAATGGTCATTTCTGACTTATCATCGTTAGTCAGGGGTTCCAGTGTTGTAGGGTGTACAATAGTAACGTCTACAGTATCACTGGTAGGTGTTAAGTTCTTTAAGTCCATTGTCAGGTTCCTTGAGTCAGGGTTAGTCGGGTAGATTAAAATGGGGAGCATCAGACCCGACACCAATGCCCCCCGCCCTAGCTAGGGATTAGGTATCGGTACGAGTAATCTTCAAGTTAGTTGCAGTTGTCGTATCGAAGAGTGAGGTAAAGCCAAGGCTAATTACACGGCTTGTTGGGCCATCTACACCTACGTCAGCAGAGTTAATCTTAACTCGCGGGAATAGGAAGGTGTAAGCATTAGCAGCAGTTGGGTCGTTTACAGATACTTGAATAGCTGATTCTGTCTCGTTAAGGAAACGGTTAATCAGGGCATCATTCTCAAAGTATGCGGAGAACGACCCTGTAATTTCTGCACGACCAACTTCAAGTGCTGGGGTTTCATCAGATCCAACAACAAAGGTAGGTGCGAAAGAGTTGGTTACGTTAAATTCGATCTGAGTAATAATAGCAGAAGATGCAAGCCCTGCCTCATTGTTACCAATCTGTAGGTCACCTGAGTAGGCATCGAAGGGGGAGTTAGTGCTTGCTGCGTCCTGTGTCTTCTCTGTGGCACTCATGGTCATGCCTTTACCTACCATACCAAAGGTAGTAGTTACCATCTGGTTAGGGGCGATAGAGATACCCATAGTGGAGACAGTTTGACCTGTAAACAAACGAGCCTGATCAATGTCAGCAGAGTAGTCTTCAATAGAGAAGTACTTAGGTGTTGTACCTACAGTAAGGTAGTCGTTAGTGCCAGAGTCTGTCCAAGTGTTAAGCATAACTGACTCAAGGAAAGGGTCAAAGTCACCTTTACGAAGGTCACATACAATGTCGCCAGCAGACTGTTTGTTACCATGACGCTCATGGCGAGGCATACGGTCAGCTTGAATGTCTGTACCAGCAACCAAGTCTTTAGTTAAGTTGAGACCATGTGAAGTGAATGGGATGTTCTGGAAGTTACCAGAAGGGGTAGTTCCAAATGTGGACTCAGTGATGTAGCTTAGGCTAGACCGTGAACCCTGTGCGAAGGTAGGCATGTGTTATTCTCCTAGTGAGCAAGGCTTACGCCTCTAATTAGTGATATATGTACCAGCCGATATTAATCGGTATGTAGTACCAAGGGGTATCTAAGAAACCTTGTTGTCTTTCGGCGTAGTCTATAGATACGTTAAAGTTGTTTAGTGATACGTCTGTGGCAGCTTCAAAGTTTTCTATAACTGTGTTAGCGATACCATCAGCAGTTGCGGGACCATTACCTTCTGGGCAGTACACTGTGACTGAATAGATGCCACCATAACGCTGAGAAGGGTTTAAGCCTCTTACAGCAGGAGTACGGGTAACAGGGATATACATAGACTTAATGAAGCTAGTACCAGTTGTGGGGTCGTAGGGTACATTGTCAAAAGCTATTGTAGGTATACCAGAGATACCAGCTAACTTGCTTTCCAAAGCGGCCCTAATGTCTGAATGAATACTAGCCAAACCTGTTTCTTACCCTCGCAAATACTTTATAAGGTGGGCCATGCTTATGTTCTACATCTTTTGCATGTTCAGCCCTGTTTCTTAGTACAAACCCCTTTAAATCCTTTTCACCAAGGTTTTCTATGTCATCATAAAGATTATACTTAGCTGTCTGCCTGTGCATATCTGGGTTGTTAGACTTACCATTGTCTTTTCCACCCCTAGCCTCGGAGGACTTTCTACGGCCACCCCCCTGTCCCGGCTTCTTTATAGAAAAGGACTCAACGTATGCTCCGCTGTAAACAGGTGATATAGCTACGGCATAGTCTGCAACAGATTTTGCCTTATCTTTAATTCCAGAGTAAACTATGTTTAACACTTTATCTTCAAGAGACCTAAAGGTTGCCTGAGTAGCCGCTGAAAGTTTAGCCATTATTCCCTCACATCACAGATGTAGCATAGTGCAACGCCACTAGAGAAGATAGTAACAACAGACCGAATACTAACTGTGTCTCCATTACCTGTTATCTGGTCCTCATCATCTGGTCCTACAGCTAGGCTAGAAGCGGAAATAAGGCACTTACGAGTACCTCTGCGTATCTCATCAATGTTACCAGCTATACCATTATCATAGTTGTAGAAGTAGCCAGTAAAGGGATAGTCAGTAGTAGCTGATCCAGTGATAGTACCATTAGCAGGATTGTAAGTGCCAGAGGTAGTCACCTTCTTAAGTGTAAGAGGTTCACCAAACCTATTAACTAAGTTCAGTAAGTCATATGATCTAAACGACATGTTAACCTACCTTAGTCATACGATGAGTTGTAGTCTTCACCACTATAGCTTGGTGGGTTCTTAAATCTGTCCCTACGGAAAGAAGGCTTGATACGGTCTGTGTTATCTCTGACAGCATCTACAGCGGTCTTAGAGATACCACCAGCGTAGATACCTATGTTACCACCAGCAGTCTTAGCTTGATACTCTAGGGTGTCTGCCAGTGACAGGTACTGTTTGGCTAGGTCAGAATAGTCAGCACTTAAGGCACCATCTAAAGCTGTTGTTACCTGTCTTGAGTACTTAGAGGCTATAGTTCTAGCTGACCAACTAGCGGTGTGATAAATGGAGTTATTATTTTGGCCTAAACCAAATGTTACTTCCTCATCTTGTAGCTGTTGGTCAGCAGTGTCAGTATCACCTACTAAGAGCCTAACAGAGTTAAGACGTTGGGCTGCATCTGCCGTTCCAAGATTTGTTGGGTCATATGTCCACCCCATCGTCTACTCCTGCTTTAGTCTTCTAGTATACCGTCTCTTATTTCAAAGAACTTATCTTCGATCCATCTGTTGTTACGAAGGTAACTTCTTAGCAATGCACGTTGTTTAGCATCTATCTTAGACTGCTTAACTTTCTTGTCGTTGTATTCTTTAGTGCTGTTAGTGTTAGCTTTTACTTCTGCGTTTAGAAGTCCTACCAGCTTATCTAGTTGTGGGCCAGTTAGTTCACTTAGCCTATCTCCAACTTTAGCTTGCTTCTCTAATGCCCTGTTGTGATGGATAAAGCCTTGAAGATATAACTGTGCGACAGGCTCTGATCCTAGCCCACGATTTAACCAGTTATAGTGTTCTTGAATTTCCCACTGCTTACCGTCTGAGGTAAATGGTCTCTTTACAAAAACAGGCCAATCTATCTGCCATCCAAGGTACGAAGGGTGAGTGTAATTAAACATGTCGGGGTATCCTATGTTGGGTAAGGCAGGGGACACCTAAGCCCCCCACCAAGGTACAACTTATTGTACGATGTCTTTAAAGAAGTAGCCCAAGTCGGATCCAACAACTTTCATGTCATAGGACATTTTCACTTGGATATGTTCAGCGATTTGCTGACGCTTCAGTGCATCATCCGAGAAGGATTCAACAGTGATACCCAAGTTGTTTGCACCGGGAATGTTGTTCCAAGCGAATGTCATACCAGCAGCAGGGGTCATAAGACCAGCACTTGAAGGTGTGTGACACAACAGAGCATGTTTACCACCGATAAAGGCGTTGCTTTCGGCAGCACCCTCAACAGCAGTGTTATTGACAGCTTCCATGACGAAGAAGTTTTCTACCTCAAAGATTTCAGCCAACTTAGCGTCTGTAATCAACGCTGGATTATTAACGGTAGAACCACCATTCAAACGTGCCAGAATGTCTGGGTGATTGATAAGTTCGTCCCGTGTTACCTTACCAACAACCATAGTGTTTGGCTTGTAGCCGCCCGACTTGAGTTGCATCGCACGACGAGCATCAGTTACGTTAGTGATAGGTGTTGAGTTGGTGTAGTCATTCCAGTAGACAGGAGGAGTACCGCCACTAGCTGCACCAGCAACCTCAGTACCCCAAACTCCTGTAGAGAAGAATGTTGTAGCAAAGTTCTCTTCGCGGTGGATCATCAGGCGCATTGCCAGAGTTTCAGCACCAGCAGAACGGATGTTCAGTACTTCGTCTTCGTTAGCGATAGTCTGCTCATCGAAGTCCATACCAAGTCCGTATACATCAGCGAAGTAGCTGCTGTTGGAGATGGTCATACCAATACGGTTAACCTCAGTACGTGGCGCAAGTTTCTTTACGTCACCAGTGCGGTTCATGTTGGCACGGTCATAGATGTAATACTTGTCAGACTGACGAGCAACACCTACTGTTGGAAATACCTTGTCAGCGACAAAGTTAGTTTGTGATTGTGCATACGCCAGTGTCAAGTTAGACAAAGGGGTGTCGATATGCACCTGTGATGGAGTTAATAGTGGCATAATAGTTCTTCCTTATTCTATGCTAACTTAAGCAGCAGCGTTGCCGCCTTGGATGAGTTCGATAGCAATGATCTGGTTAGTGGCACCAGCTTCAGTTGCATAACCCATGATGATGTCAGTAGAAGCAGCGTTTACAGCAAGACCAGCGGCATCAATACCAACAGCACCACCAGCGGTAACAGCAGCCCCACATTTTACCATTGTC